AGAACAAGAAAACGAAAGATTACGAAAACAAAATGAAAGCCTTAGCATTTAGTTACTTAGGCTTAATACTTATTACACTATGGATAGTATTGAACTCTTAAACGGAGAACGCTTTAGACACGATGAGATACTAGAGCTTATGAAAGATGATAAGTTTTACTATGACTACTTAGGTAAAGCTGCACTAAGCTCCTCATCAATCAAATTACTCTTAGATAGTCCTAAGAAATACAAATACGTTACAGAATACGGATCACAAGAATCAAACGCTTTAGATGCAGGTTGGTTATTTCACACAGCAATCTTAGAGCCTGATGTATTCGAGAAACAAATCTTTGTAGATGTACAATCTAAAAACTCTAAGGCTTATAAATTAGCAAAAGAAGAACACGGTAAAGTATTTACTATGAAGCAAAAGAGTGATGCAGAAAGATTAGCTGATGCTTTTCTTAGAAACGAACACGCCTTATCATTAATAACAAACTGCGAGTTTGAAGTTCCTGCAATAGGAATGATACAGGGTTATCCATTTAGAGGTAAGGCAGATGTATTAGATTCTTACAGAATATGCGACTTAAAAACCTGTAACGATATAAAAGGTTTTAAATATCAAAGCTATAAGTATGGATATGATGTACAAGTATATTTATACTCAGAACTATTTAATAAACCTTATGAAGAATTTAAATTTATAGCCATAGACAAAGGATCACTTGACATTGGCATCTATGATGTTAGTGAGGAGTTTTATAATTCAGGAAAAGAAAAAGTAACCAGAGCAATAGAAACATTTGAAACATTTTTTATTAACGGAGCAGACATAGACAGTTACTGCATAAAAGGAACATTATGAAAGAGGCAAATAAAATAGCAAAAGATATTATAGATATATCTGGTATAGATGTATTTGATAATACTAGAAAAAAAGAATATATACAGATGAGGTCTTTACTTACATTTATGTTGAGACATCATTGTAATATGAAGTTTAAAGACATAAGAGACTTTTATGAGTCTAACGGAAAAAGTTATGATCACTCAACAGCTATACATAGTTTGAGAGCTTTTGAAAATAACAGAAAATCTAACCCTAAATTAGATAAGTATTTTGATATAGTATTACTTAGAGTAAGAAACAAATCAAAATTAAGAAGAGCATTGATAAACCACATAATAGACAACACTAAAGCAAAAGACCTAAAAAGATTATTAAACATAGTAGATAAACTAAACTTAAAAGATGGAAAAAAACAAAGAAAAGAGAAAAGAAATACCCTTGTATAGTGGACTAATAAAATACTTTCCTGATGCACTTTGTGAAGTAGCAAGAGTAAGCTACATAGGATCAAAACAACATCATCCTGATGAGGACATACATTGGGATAGAGAAAAGAGCAAAGACGATTTAGATGCGCTTATGCGACACCTAATGGAAAATGGTATGCACGATATAGATGGAGTAAGACACTCTGCAAAAATAGCTTGGAGAGCATTAGCACACTTACAAAAAGAAATAGAGGAGGACAATGTAAGAGACGAACAATGGCACATAGACCAATACAATCGCAATAGACATCCATCAGACCACATCATAGCAGGTACAGAATGATTTACAACCAAGATTGTATGGAAGCAATGAAAGAGATGTCAGACAATCAGTTTGACTTAGCTATTGTTGACCCTCCTTATGGTTTAGGTAAAAGAATATATAGTGGTGGTACAGATAAATGTAAATTTCACACATATTTCGGAGATAATAAATGGGATGATGCTCCTCCAACTAAAGAATTTTTTACAGAATTATTTAGGGTTTCTAAAAATCAGATAATATGGGGTGGTAACTACTTTGATTTACCTCCAACAAGAACAGTTTTATGTTGGGATAAAAGGAAAGGTGACAATAACTTTTCTATGTGGGAGATGGCTTGGACTTCATTCGATAAACCTGCTAAAATATTTAGACAAAACTCAGGTGGTGATGACAGAATACATCCAACACAAAAGCCTGTAAAACTATACGAGTGGTTACTTATGAAATATGCAAAAGAGGGAGACACAATACTTGATACACATTTAGGTAGTGGCTCAATAGCTATAGCTTGTTATAACTTAGGCTTTGAGCTAACAGGATACGAAATAGACAAAGAATATTTTGAAGCAGCAAAGAAACGAATAGAACAACATAAACAACAAGGCAGACTATGGTAAACAAAAAATACAATCTCTTCGTTATATACTTGAATAATCAAGTTTTTTCAAAATGAGTACACACGGAGGTAAAAGAGAGGGAGCAGGAAGAAAGCCTAAAGCTGAGGAAGTTAAATTAGTAGAAAAGCTAACACCACTTGAGCCTTTAGCATTTGAAGCTCTTAAAAAGGGTTTAGAGAAAGGCGACTTTAAATATGTACAACTATACTACAATTATGTAGCAGGTAAACCTAAAGAAACAAAGGACATACACATAAACGAAGATGTACCTTTATTTATTGATTAATGCAACTAACTAAAACCTCAGCACTAAACAAACTAAGAGAACTAGATAAAAGAGTTCGCATAATTAGAGGAGGATCATCAGCAGGTAAAACAATAGGCATTATAGCAATCCTCATAGACTATGCAATAAGACACAAAGGAAAAGAAATAAGCATAGTAGCAGAATCAATACCACACTTGCGTAGAGGAGCTTTAAAGGACTTTCTTAATATACTTAAAGGTCTGAATAGGTATGATGATAGAAAGTTCAATAAGAGTACCTTAAAATACGAATTTAGTAATGGTAGCTATATAGAGTTCTTTAGTACAGATCAGCCTGACAAACTAAGAGGCGCAAGAAGAACAGACTTATTTATAAACGAGTGTAATAATGTTAGCTTTGATTCCTACCAACAATTAGCAGTAAGAACATCAGGCAACATTTGGTTAGACTTCAACCCTGCTAATTTGTTCTGGGTAGATAAAGAACTTGTAGGACAACAAGACACAAACTTTATAACCTTAACGTACAAAGACAACAACAGCTTACCTGAATCCATAGTCAAAGAAATAGAGAAAGCAAAAGATAAAGGTAAGACCTCAACCTATTGGGCGAATTGGTGGAAAGTGTACGGACTAGGTCAGATAGGTAGTTTAGAGGGTGTATGTATTCCTGATTGGAAACCTATAGACCAAATACCACAAGAAGCAAGATTATTATGTGCAGGTCTTGACTTTGGTTATTCTGTTGATCCCTCAACTATAATAAGATTATATAAATGGAATGATGCTTATATCTTTGATGAGGTACTTTATCGCAAAGGAATGTTAAATAGAGACCTCAGCTATTTTATTAAACAAAACGAGATACGAGAAAACATATACGCAGATAGTGCAGAGCCAAAATCAATTCAGGAGCTGAGGAACTATGGGCATAAAGTATTTCCTGTAACAAAAGGCAAAGACTCAATAGTCTATGGTATTAACTTAATCAATCAAAACGAAATATACATTACAAGCCATTCAAAGAATCTTATAAGAGAATTACAAGGTTACGTTTGGGATAAAGATAAAGAGGGTAACAATCTACAAAAACCTACAGGTACACACCCTGATTGCATTGATGCTGCACGATACGCTTTAATGATGCAACTACAAAACCCAAACAGGGGACAATATGCAATAAGGTAAATGTTAAAGAAATGTTAAAATTATGTTAAAGTCTATATAGGGTATTGTTTTATTAACATTTGTTTGTATATTTGATGTGTAGTTAATTCTACGCTCTCGGTTAAATAGATGTTATAGGCATATAATAAATATTAACCACACTTTGAAATGACATACTTTGAATTGAGCATTTAAGTTGTAAAGAGAGCCAAATATTAGAATGTGTATTCTAACTGATGATTCCAAAAGGATGAAATTTGACAAATTTGGGTAATACATAATCAATAAGTCAGCTGAGGGTGTACAACCTATATACTTATCAACGTAGCAGGAGAGCTTAGCCCAAACAGAAGAAACCCTTACAGAAATGTAGGGGTTTTTTTATGCTCTAAAACTTTTTT